ATGATGCACAACGCAAGCATCAAAGAAATCGACGGCGCACCAAACCCCATGTACATCCAAGACGTGACGCCCTTGAAGCTGCTCATGTACCACATGGAAAAGAGCAACTTTACCGGCTTCCAAGCGCTGCCGGGTGAGGTGATGGATGTGTATGCTGCTTTCCGCGACTATTCTATCGGTATGAAGAATGGCAGACTTGCACACGAGTATCGTCAGTACGAAAACAAAGTCGTAGACATCGTAAAAAAGCAAGCGGGCGACTACTATAACGAGTGGCAAGATGCTGCCGATCAGTACAAGATTCAGTGGTTCGACCGTTTTCAGCGCATGGATGGTCCCGGATCAAAGTTCCTCAAGTCTCAAAAATTCGGCGCACTCGGAGCGAAGCCGCGTACCACAGCAGACGGTACGATTGAGATTCCTACTCCTGCACAGGCGGACGATGCGGAAGAGTCGGACTTTGTACGTCTGTTCCGATTTGGGTACGGCACTGCCGATCCGGACACGTTCCTTCTTCCTCTCGCCAATAAGATTCGAGCCGCTACAGGCAGAGGGGCTAGCGCAGAAAACAAGGCGAAGCTGAGAAGTGAAATACGTCGCTTGGTAGGAGAGTTTGCGAACAAAGGTCCGGGTGGAGAACTCTACTTCGACGCAAATGACGAAGACAGCGTAGCTATGTTCGGCGCACTATCTACCGCTCTCACAGAGTTTGTGTACGATAAGTGGGCACGTAACGTACTAGATAGATACGAGGCAGAAAAAGGTCTCGATGATGTTTACGAGTTTCTCCCGAGTGGTATGAATAATCTAAAAGAAGTTCAGGCAATGATGAACGTGAAGTTGATCAACGGGGAGTCGGAGTTTGTAACGCTCGTAGACTTTGAGGGTATGATCAGTGAGGGACGCAAGTTCCGGACACTTCTCGATCAGGATGCTAAGGCGAAGCAGCTTGCGGAAAAGGCTGCTGTTAGGATTACAAACGAAATAAATAGACAAGAAAAGACTATCAACCGTGTTCAGGCGCTTGGTGACAGGGGCTTGAAAGCTATCGCAGAAGCTGCAGATATCCGGAACGGAAGGGCGTTCCTAAAACGGTATTTCGAAGAAGGTGACACACGAAGCCTCGACGCACTTCGTCTACGAGTAAAGATGAACCTCACGGGGAATGATCCCAAGCAGACAAAGATTACAATCGACCGGGGAGACGAAGTATTCGAAGCCGATATCGATGAGGTTATCGATCAGGGCATCTCACAACTGCTAATCAATGGTCTACTCGACAAGGGTGACTTGCGAGTTATGGCAGGTGAAATCGATCCCACAGATGGTGAAAAAGTCGTACAGGCTTTCCGCGCACCGGGCGAACTTGCCAAGTTCCTAGATAACGATGTTGTGTTTAACAACCTCGCTGAATATCTCGGTGATGATCACGTTCAACACTTAAAAGATTTGGCAACGTACATGAACATGAAGTCAGACTCTGTCTTGGCAAAGTACGATCCTACAATCAGTAACATCGTCAACGGCTTCGGTACAAATCAACTCATCTCCCGTGCCTTCAATATCAGGCGAGGCATGGTATCCCCGCAGTACGTCGCTGCGGAACTCGCAGTATCTATGGCGAGTCAGGCGGGCATCGACTTGCTCAAGCTGGCAGCAACGGACAAGGACGGCGCACAATTTATGCACCGATTTATGGAGTTTCCGCAAGATATGACGAAGGCAGACCTCGATGTATTCTCTGCAAAGCTCACTACATTTATCGTAACCGAATTCGGATCGATGGGTCTCGATGTAGCGGATTACATACCGTTTGCTATAGAACAGATAGGCGAATCTGAGGTTACAAGTGAAGTTATGTCTCTCTTGAGTGAGCCGATTTCAGAGTCTGTCGAGGCTGCAAAAAATGAAGAAATGCCTGAAGACCTTTTCCCTGAATTTGTAAAATCTAGATCATAGGAGATTAGAATGAAAATGTACAACAACGGCCAGCGTAAGGCCATGATGTACGGCGGTATGTCGAAGCGCAAGCCGATGATGTACGGCGGTATGGCACAAAAGAAAAAGCCCCGCAAGAAGGCTCAAGCGGGGGGCATGATGTCAACGACACCTATGCAACAGAACATGTCTATGAAGCAAGAGAAGCCTCGCATGATGATGGCAGGCGGCGGCGACACTCTTAAAATGGTCAAGAACAAGGCCGGTAAGATGGTGCCCGACTTTGCTGCAGACGGCAAAGGTAAAATGATGTACGGCGGTATGGCTAAAGGTAAGAAGAAGACTTCTGCATAGCCTCGTCGGCTACGGTACGAAGGTAACGAAGAAGGGATGCTACCGAGTGCGAACCCTCGTACTCCGGCATCCCTTCATTCATTGTACGCTCGAAATCTTCCGGACGTACGGAGTCATAGAGTAGCTCGACGTTACCATCAGTGAGTAGGTTAGCTTCGAGCTTGAACAGTTGTGCTTTGGGTTTCAATGTCTTGTAACTCGCTGATTGCAAGGTTGTAGCAATCCGCCTTGAACACAAATCCGTTGTCCGGATCAACATCCCCCCGGCGGTGGTGCGTGGCATTTTTATAGAAGTCACGCTTATCTATTTCACCTAAGACCCACGCACGTGTGCCGTCGATCTTGATGCGTACGAAAACATACGAGTCGCAGTCTTGCTTCGATCCGTGCGCTGCGACGGAACAATCATAGTACGTTTTAGGCGGTGTGTTACACCGCTTGGTCTTCACGTCGATACGCTTACCATCTAAAACAAGATCGTAGTCGTGCGTATTCGCCTCTGTAGCCCCCGTGAGGTCGGCTACAATGAGTTCGCCTATAGCACCCACCACATGACTAGCACTGCCCGTGATGCTGCCCTGTAGGACGCCTACAGTGGCAGTTTTCTTTTTTGCGCGTTCGATTAACTCAGGCGTTATCTTTACTTCGATCAACAATCTTTCTCCACTCTTCATAGCACGGGTGGTTCCGGGGCGGATCGTACTGAATCCACCCCTTCCCCTGCTTCCACACCGGACGTGTTTCCTTCTTAGGCGGCATTCAAGTCTACCACTTCACACACGCCAGCCGTACACGCTAGCTCACGTGAGCCGGACGTGTTATCTTCCTTCTCGTACGCCGACAGAGCAGCCCAGTCGATCTCTAAGCTACCACGCGCTAACTGCCACTCCGCGTAGTCATCAGCCTCGATGTCTTGATACGGAGCTTGCTGGTACGTGTGATCCGAATGCGGTAAGAACGATACGCCCGATGCCACATCGAAGTTCTCGTACACCCACGCACCCACGTCCATCCACTCGTGTTCCTTCACTGTGATGGTGACGGACGGCTTGTGTTCGCACCAGTGTAGGGCGTACGTTTTCCACAACTCTAGCTGTTCGATAGCCGTCATCGCATCACGTGTGACGGCACCGTCGGGTGCCCTCATCGCAAACGAGAAGACGGTAGTCGAGTCCGGCTTCATCACGTCAGCCTCACTGTACACCCCTTGCTCCTTGAGAAACTGTGTCAAGGGGTCTTTGTTGTCGCCCCGGACGGTACGAATGTAATAGTCGTTGTGTCTAGCGTGAATACCGCTTGCAGCGTCCACCAGTTGCGACACAGTACCGGAGGGTTTTACACAGGTGATAGCAGTGGACTGAGGGATTCCAATCGCGTTCGCGTACTTTAAGTTCGTATCGACGGCGACTTGCTTCATCTCTTCGAGCCAGCGAGGGGAATCGACGGTCTTTGATAAAATCGGATGATCCATGATACCAGTCAAGGATACGCCCAACAAGCGTTCTTCTTCTGTGTTTATCTTCCATACTTTCCTCAAGTACTTGAAGTCTGTGAGTGTGGACTGTAGCGTACCCAAGATCGTAGCGAGGCGTACCTTCCGCTTCAATGAGTCGAGCGTATCGTGTTCACGTACTACAACCTCCGACAAGTTGCAAAACTGATACGGACGGAGAATGATCTCGGAGCATGGGTTTGTACCCCACATGTGACCTGTCTCTCGCCGTCCGTTCCGGGCAACCTGTACGTTAGCAGCCTCACGGTTGAAGATACCACGCTCCCCTGACTTGGAATCGTATAGAGCTAGCCACTCACGCATAAATGTACCCATCTCCGGCTTGCCCTTGTACGCAACGGAATTGTTAGCCAACGCACGTTGACCCTCGTTCTCCCACCACGCACCAGACTTAGCGTGTGCCATCTGATCATCATTGAGGTTCGACAGGGAGATCAGGGCAGAGCGACGGACACCCCCGACGACAACGATCTCACCGATCTTGCACATCAAGTCGTGGCACTCAATCGGAAAGAGGCGACGGCCTTGTGCCTTGCGAAACAGTTCAACAGTAAACTTGAACAGATCGTCGAGCGGACCCGGACCAGACGCACGGCCACCCATAGTCTTCAAGCGTTCACCGGACGCACGCACCTCTGACAAGTCCCACGTCGGAACCTGCCCTGCGTACAACAGCGCAATCAACTCACGTAACGATTTGGCCCATCCGGGCTTGGAGTCACCGACTTTGATCACGGTATCCGTATCGTGCATCGCGTCACTGACAACCGGCAACCTGTCCACGTTCTCACGCTCGACAGAGAAACCCACACCTGTGCCACACATCAAAATGTACATGCACTCATCGAACGAACGGGGGCTGTCCACCGGGATATAGCTACAGTTGTAGCCGCAGATGTTGTCACGAGCGAGGGCTGGCCCTGCTGTCATCATAGCCCGCATCGACGGCATAATCTCCTGACTGAGGATAGCTTGTTCGATGTCGAACATGTCCGTGTCGGAAATTTCGTACCGGTGTTTGCCACGAACTTGATTACGCATAAAGTTTGTGTAGCGAAACACAGTCTCATCCCAGTTCTCGCGGCGCTGCTCGTCATCGAGCCAACGCGCGTAGCGGGACTTATGTATAAACTGTTGGTATGGTGTGGGTAGCATATTATTCATTTTCGGTTTCCTCTATTAGCTTTTGTAAGTACCAATGTGCCTTCTTCAGGTCTTCGACGCCGTTCTTGTAGCGGTAGCGCCAGAGGTACTTGATTATGTTTCCTTGCAGGTAATACTCGTATCCCTCGTCCGTAGCGGCTTGGATAGCGTCTATGCACTCAACCCCTGCTTGGTTGTAGTGCGGTGGTGAATTGACCATGTCGGATCGATCCGCATAAAATTCATTTAGTAATTTCTCCTCGTCTTCTTCTAACGCTTTCATTTTCATGTACGCCTCGTGTCTCAACGATTATCTCCACTGCCCACAATCGTACCCTTTGTCTTGCGACATTTCAACTTGTAGATGTTCATCTCGGCAATCTGCTGGAGTGTGTAACCCAAGTCTTCCGCGAGGTTAGCGCAGTACCACAGAACATCCCCTATCTCTTTTGCAATCTCTGCCTTAAAGCCGGAGTCGTCCTGTCTATCTGCGTAATCCCCCCGATGGATACGCTTCACTTTGTCAGCGACCTCGCCAGCCTCACCAGCAAGACCTAGCGCAGGATACGTTATGCTAGCACGTTCCGGATAGACAGCAAACTTACGTGCTTGCATCTGATAGTTGTTGAGGTTCCAGTTCTCTCTGATCATTGTGTCTTCCCGAAACTAACTTTGACGATGTTCGTTTCCGGATCGTGTTTAACGTCAGGACCGTTGCTCGTCTCTTCGACCATATCCTCTTGTGTAGCTTCAAATTGTAAGCGGGCCAGACCTGCAGCCATCACACGTTCGAAGTCTGACTCCATGAGTTCGACGAGTCCGGAAAGGATGAC